ATGGGTAGCGACGAACTCGCCCTCAGCATCGACCGCGGCCACCCAGAAGGACGGCGCTGCCACCGGCCGGGGCAGGAGGGGAAACCAGTCGCCGAGGTGCTGGGCGTTCAGCCGCGCCAGCGCCTCCCATTCCTCGACCAGCACCAGCGTGACGCCGGTCGCGAGCCCGGCCGCGCACAGCGCGTCTCGCGCCGCACGCAGTACTGGCCCGTGCGGGCTGCCCTTCAGGGGCATGGTCTCTATCAGTCGCCGCATCACCGCGCCACCCCCTTCACCTTCTCGAAGGTCCGGTACGCTCCCAGGCCGAGCATCGGCACCAGCAGCCCCATGAGCGTGTCGGTGTCGATCTGCGGCATCGGCGTGCCCGGCGACCAGATCGACAGCCCCCACCCCATCAGGGGATAGCCGACGGTCTGGACCAGCAGGCCGAGGACGCAGACCCACCCGACGGCCGGCCTCCAGCCGGAGACAAACTGCGACGGGTTGCTGGCCTCCGCCGCGTTGACGCCGAGCTGCGCCGAGTCGCCGGCCTGGAGCATCGCGACGAGCTGCGCATTCGCCGCCGCGGTGGCCTTCGCCTTCGCGTCGGGGTCAGGAATCTTGTCGATCAGGTCGGCGATAACGGGCGTCAGGGCGGAGATGAACGGGATGGCTACGGCCATGAGTGCCTCCTGTTGGGCGCAAAAAAGCCCGCGGCCGGAATGGCGCGGGCGGTCGGTGGTTGCGTCTTCTCGAATCGTCGATTTTTCAGACCAAGAACGTGGTCAATTAAATCGACGCGGGCACAGATCACTCTGTCGCGCCGGTTACCGATGCTGGAGCCGGGCCAGCGGCTCGCACGCGGTGCATCTGTTCCTGTCAATGCCGTGGCGGCAGATCTCGGCACGCGATTGTCTGGCCGGCGCAGAAGTGGTCGGATCGGATTCGGCAGCCGTCACGCTCACGCCTTCCTTGGCCGGGAGCGCAGCGCTGTGTGCTCGGCCCTGCTGATACCCGCTGACGAACTGGAGGCTCGCCTCTCCGCCGCAGCGGGTGCAGCGATAGCGCGCGGGCATGGGGTGCCGATCCTCGCGCTGGAAGTCGTGATCCGGGCAGGACTCCAGCGCCCGATGGTTGGCCTGCACCTGTGCGAGCAGGCTTTTGGGGTCGATGACCATGGTCACAGCCCCACTGCGGCGGCGGTCATGGCCCCGACCACACCGTCGACCTTCAGGCCGCGCGCCACCTGGACCAGTTCCACCGTGCTTCGCGTCATGCGGCCGAAGTCGCCGTCGGTGGAGACCTTGTAGCCGAGCGCGACCAGGGCACGCTGAAGGCTCGCCACCTCCGGGCCGAAATCACCGATCGACAGGGTGCCGTCGTCCGGAGTGCCGCCGATAATGCGGGCATAGGCCGCCGCCAGCTTCTGGTCGTAGGCGTTCGCAGCATAGGCCGTGCCGTTGTAGCCGCGGGCGAAGGCCGCCCAATCCTTGCGGCGCAGCGGGTCGACCAGCCGACGGGCGCGGATGAAGGCCGTCACCGCGCCGAGCTGCTGTTCCTCGCCGTCGCCCATGGCCCGGACGAAGGACTGGACGCTGGAGAAGCCGCACAGGTCGTGGTTGGTCCCCAGCACCTGCCCGACGCCCCAGGACGCGGCCTTGAGGGCTACATCCTCCCCCAGCGCGTCGACTGCGCGGAGCAGGCGGTCCCACTCGCCGGCGCCGGTGGTGGCGTAGAGGGTGCGGTCCCACGCCTGGACGGACAGGCCCGGCACCGGGCGCCCACACAGCCGGTGGGCGATATGGGCCTCGTAGAGGATGCGGGGGCGGCTGTCGGGCGCCTGCAGGAACCCGCACCGCATGCCGGTCTCCACCACCAGCACCGCGGACAGGGCGGCCGGCTCGCAGCCGAGATCGCGAGCGGCACGGTCGACGGCGCCGAGGGGGAGGGGCCGGGCGGAGCCGGCATAGGGGAGGGCGCGCGGGTTCGCCGCGCTGGAGAGCGTGGTGGGCATGGTGGTCTCCAAGGCTGGGGAATTATGCGTTACAGGTCGGCTGTAACGCCTTATTGCCGGTCGGCAGGCGGGAGGCGCAGCAGCCCGGCGGACAGTCCGCGCTGGGCGTTGACGAACAGGTGGGCGAGCAGCAGGAGGGCGGCGTCGCGGTTGCCGCCACAGGCATCCAGCGCCTGTTGCACCTCCTGCTCGGCAGGAGTGGGATTGTCGGGCATGGCGTGCTCCGGACATGAAAAAGGCCGCACGAGGCGGCCGGGTGGGTGGAGTCTTGTCGCGGGCTACTCTGGCTTGTCCGGCCACTCACCCGTCTCGGGGTAGTCCCGCAGTCCCTGCAGGTAGATCGCCCACTCCACCGCCTGATCGTCGGTCAGCGTCGTGGGAAGGCCGTAGTCCTTCTGGTTCCGGTGGCGGGACAGGACGTTGAGCGGCTCCGCCATGGCCGCGTCACGCTCGGCCCGGCGCTTGGCTGCTTCTGCCGCGGCGATTTCCTCCGGCGGGATCGGCTCCACGTCTCTGACACGCTTGATCCGGCCGTATTCGGGCTCCTCTGTGTCGGTATAGGTGGTAGCCGGGCGCTCTGTGCGGGCATCGAACTCGCGCGCCATGGTCTCAAAAATCGGCAGGTCCATATGGCACCTATCAAGGCAGGGGGGCGAAGCCGCTCACAGGCGGGTACGGCAGTTCGGCGGCGGAGGTCAGCAGGGTCATGGTCGTGCCGCTGCCGGGGCCGCATGCCACATAGAACGTACCGCTTAGGCCGCTGAATGCGGGGCTGGTGTCTGCCGCCGGGTCGCCTGATGCCTGAACAACGCCGTTCTTGGCAAACCAGAGCTTGCCGGTTGTTGTGTTGAGATAGACGTACAGAATATCACCAACCCCAAGAGACGCCCCCATCGCGGTTGCCGACCCGCCATTTACTTTGTTCCCGAAGGTGTCGTACGCCCATCCATTGACATCCTGCCCAAGGTATTGAGACAGGCTCGCTGTACTCTTGGCTATGCCCGCGCCACCAGCGCTGGTGAGAGCATCCACCCGAAAGCCGACTACCCACTTGCCGGCCGGGATTGCGGGCGTGCCGCGGACGACGCCGATACCGCTGCCCGTCGCCTGCTTGTTGCCGCTGGCCAGCGAGACATTCAGGCTTTTGTCGGCCGCATTGAATGTGGTGGACGAAATGAATGACGCGAGGCTCACGCCATTGAGCAACAGCCGACCGGAAGACGGGCGCAAATCAAGGTCTCCAGGACCGGCCAAAACGAACTTGGTCACAATGGTTGAAGTTGACGTGGAGGTTGGGGCGGTAGAGCACACGAGCCACGACGCCCACTGAGCGCCCATTGTTCCATCAGCAATGGAGTCGCCCCCGAGCAAGTACGGCTGCATCTTCACGGTCGCCGCATTCGACAGGCGGCGACGAAGGGCATGCTGGCCATAATTCCAGTTTGCATCGCTGATCTGCTCATTGGCTCCGATCAATGACGCCATGGTGTCGCTGGCACCGCCCGGAGCCTTCAGCCCGGTAACGGCAAGCGCACCGGCACTATCCCGCTGCGCCAGGGTGTTGGGCGTGGCTGCCGTCACGCCGGTTCCAGCATCGCCTTGCGGACCGGCCGCCCCGGAAATGCCGATGGTCCAAGACGACGGCGTGCCGCTGCCAGTCGTGCCGCCGGTCGGTACGGAGATGACCAGGGCGCCCGTGCCGGTGTTGTAGCTGGTCACGCGGCCAGTCATGGCGTTGGCGCTGTTGGAGCCATCCACCGCGACCACGTACATGCCGGCGGAAAAGCCCTTGGTGGACGGGCTGGCGACCGTCAGGGTCTTGGTGCCGGTGCCGATGGCAACGTCACTGGTGGACGACGTGGCGACGAGCGCCGAGCCCAAGTCATTGCGGCGCGCGTCCATTTCCGCGATCACGTCATCAAAGAAATCGTCCCAATTCTCCACGTACTTGAACGGCAGCATATCGGCCACCGTCCAGTCTCTCCCGTTGAAATTCGCCATTAGATCAACTCCTCCGCATTCATAGACCAGCCATAGCGCTGGTGCGACGTGGTGGTGATGCCGGCGGTGTCGACCAGCGCGGCGTAGATGGTTCGGCGGAACTGGATGGAGGGATCGTCGTTCTGGTCGTAGACCAGCAGGAAATCCCCATCCTTGCCGAGTTGGTTTTCGATCTCGAAGCCCGTGGCGAAGGCGTCCCGCTCGGTCATCGCCTCGAACGTCATCGTCATGGTCCGGTAGCGCGGACGCCGTCTAACCAGGCGCCGGCCGCCGCGGGTGCGGCGCGTCTCGCTCGGGTCCACCGTCCGGACCTGGAACCCGTACTTCACCCGGTGGGACCAAGCCTCACCCGCCATGAAGCGGCCGGCCTGGAAATAGCCGGCCGGGTTGTCGACGTCGCTTACATAGGTGAAGAGATATCGGCCGTAGACGGTGGAGGGGGCGAAATGCAGGTCGATGGTGCCGCCTGGATAAGCCGCCGTGTCGATGCCGTCGAAAGCGAAAGCGCCGAACGGGCGGGCGCCCCAAATCTCGGTGGCCACCCGCATCCGCTCCATGCCGGTGTCGTAGACCGGGGTTCCGCTGTTGGTCGGGCTGTTGGTGACGACATGCCGGCGCTTGGCCTGGACCGTCCCGTTGTGGTTGAGGATGGCGAAGCAACTCAGCGGCACCAGCCGGCCGAAGTCGATCCGCCAGCAGGTTGAGGCCTCCGCCGTGTCGGTCGACCGGGCAAGCTCCATTACGTCCTGTGTCTTGAGATTGTTCAGCGACAGCCCGCCCGTGCCGATCCATGACCCTTCGGAATAGGTCCCGTCATCGGTTGGCTTCTTCCATAGCGCGTGCATCAGCCCATCACCTTCATGGTCAGGGTTTCATCGTTGGCGTTCCGCTCGATCTCCAGGGCGACGCCGCGCCAACCCGCATGCAGTCCAAAGCGGTCGTCCGTCAGTTTGACCGTGTGGCCGACGGTCAGCCCTGGAGTGATCGGAACCGTGACGGAAAAGCCTTTCCGCTTGGCGGCATAGAGCGAGAGGCGCCGGTCCCGTTCGGCCACGGCGTCCGCTTCCGCGTCGAAAAGGGTCTGCGCCTCTTCTTCGGTGGCCAGCAGCGAGGCGGCGGCGGCGGCGGCATTGGTGGCCACGGCGGTCCACCGGTATTCATTTTGGAACGCTTCCCGGTTGGCCGCGGTGACGTTGACTTGGTCCAGTTCGTCGGCGGTGAACACGACTCCGAAGGGTCGATAGCCCAGCTTGAGGGACTTCATGCGCCGCTCAACCGCTTCCGGGGTCAGGTCGATGATGTCCCGCGCGTCAAACTCATAGTCGGCGGTTGCCGCCGGCCCCTCGTAGCGGCCGAGCGACAAGAGGCGGTCATCCCCGAACCCCCAATAGGCCCCGACGGTCGCGGACAACTGGTCGATGACGTCGCGCACCTTCGGCACGCTGGAGCCGTCGCACCAGTGGCCCAGCACCGCCGGTTGCTTGAGGTTGAAGGCGGTGAAGGAGTCGCCGTCCAGGTCGTCGTCGGACAGGGTCGTCATGGTGGCAATCAGATGGCGCACCAGATCGGCATAGCGGTAAATCCAGGCGCCGGAGACAGTCACCCCCTCCGCGTCGATGGTGAAGCGCCCGGACGGCTTTTGCCCGAGACGGATCAACCCGGCGGCCTTCGCCGTGGCCACGTTGTTGCCGGTGATCGACGCGGCAACCAGGGTGTCATAGGAGCCATAGTCCCCGACCGCCGCCGGATAGTCGACGCCCTTGTCACGGGCCGCCAGCAAGGCCGAGAACCCGGACGGATCGACCATATAGACGTTGTTCGCCGCGTCGATCAAAACCGGCTCGATCTGCCGCCGCCGGCCGACCAACCAAGGCTTTTCCCGCCCCTTCAGTTCAGCCGTGCCGTCGATGCCGCCGGCCCCGCCGAACTGCCCGCGGCTGGCGGGGGTGTCCAGCAACACCAGCAGGTCGCGAAGCTGGATTTCGATGGCGTCGCCCAACACCAGCTGTTCGGCGGCGCCGGAGAACAGCACGCCGAAATCGGCCAGGGCCGGCCGCTCCTTCGGCGTATACAGGATCTCCACCAGCCGGCCGTCCCAATCGAGATCCGCCAGCCAGTCGTCGGCACCGTCGTCGTTGCCGAGCGTGACGGCGCCGAAGCTGGTCTCCGAATAGCCCCCGATGGCGGTCCCATTGAAAAGGCTCCGCTTGACGGTCAACGGGGTGTCGATCCGGCGCACGAAGTAGGTGTTTGAGGGGCTGTCTCCCGGCTCCGTCGTAAACCCGACGTCGGAACGGTAGACGGGCCGCACAGCGCCTAGATCGGCGTCGTACGGCTCCGCGCGCATCAGGTAGGGCATGGATTACCTCGCACCTGTCACTCGCCGCCCGAGTGGTTCGGGCGACCGGGCGGCTTGTCTCGCCAGCGTCTTGAGCGCCGGGACCGCCTCCTCATTGCCGGCGTCGATGGCCTCCACCACCCGCTCCAGGACGGCAACGGCCCGGTCCAACCGCTGCTCTATGCCGCGGGTGCTGATGGCGGAGGAGCCGGCCGACCGGAGCGGGGTGACGTTGCCGGACCAGCGGTCATTGGCCGCTTCGAAGGCCCGCGCGATGCGCAAGCTATCGACGGAGGAGGCGACCGCAGCGGCCCCACCCTGCCACAGCAATTCCGGCCCCTGTTCGCCCACCCATACCGCGCCCGGCGGGGTGGAGAGGGTGCCGGTGGCGAAACAGGGTATCCGACGAGAGCCGTTCAGCACCTCGTTGATGCCGAAGTCCCGGAACCATGCGGCCAAGTTGAACGAGCGGTCATCCGCCCGCGCTTGCTGAATGTCGCTGAACCCGCCGAAAGCGGCTTCGATGTCGGCATTCGTGAAGGCCTGGAGGCGCGACCGCTTGGCCTCCATCGACCTGTCCACATAGGTGGATGGCGACGTGCTGGAGGTGGCGCCGGTGCCGGCCTGCAGGGCAGTAAGCTGCGTCTGCCACAGGGTGTAAGACTGCGCCATGATGCTGTTGAGGCTGGTCAGCGCGCCGTACTGCTTCTGACCGATGGCCGCGGCCTCTGCCCGCTGACGCTGCATCTCCTTCAGCGTGTCGTTCGCGGTCTTGAGCTGCTGTTCGGCCGTGTCCACGCCAAGGGCGGTGGTGTTGCCCAACTCCGAGAACACGGAGCGGACGCGGTCATAATCCGTGGTGGAGGTGGAGCCGAGAAATCCCTTGGCCAGTTGGACCAGCGAGGGGCCGAGCGACAGCAGGGTTTGCTTGGCCGCGTCCCGCTGCTCGGTCGTGGCCGCGACGTCACGGTACGTGGTGAGCGCGGTCCCGAATTGCCGGCGCGCCTCCTCCAACCGATCCTTGGCGTTCAGGGGCGAATTGTCGTTGAGCGCCAGAGCGTCGTAGGCGGACCGGAACTCACGGGCCGACTGTGCCAGTTTTACCGCACCGTCGGTGAGCGAGGCAACATAGTCCTGCTGTGCCGTAATTTGCTTGTCATATGCCGCCAGTACGTCAGCCTGCGCCAGTTTGAAGGCCTGCGCCGCCCGTTCGGTCGCCTGGACCCGCTGCAGCGTGGTGGTGTCGTATCCGCTGGCACGGGCGGTGGCGAGCGCCGCCGCCTGTTGCGCGTCCAGGGCAAGGAGCGACGCTCCCCGATCATTGCCAAGCGCCGTCTGCACCCGGCCGGCAACGTCAGTGGCGAACGACACCGCCGCATCGCTGGTGTTCCGGATGGCCGTGGCCAGCTTGGCGATATCGCCCGTGAAGGTCTGTGTGACCACGGACAGCGACGCATCGTCCAGCCCCTTCAACAGGCTGGTCAGCGAGGCGTTGAAGATGTCGCCCGCCGTCGAGACGTCCAACCCCACCACAGCCAGATTGCGGGCGTTGACGCCGCGCGCCTCCTCCAGCGCTTTGATCTGGTTCAGGTAGCCCCGCCCCATCGCCTCGTTCAGCATGGCAGCGGCTTCCTGCGCGGTCTGCGCCTTGATCCGCGCGCGGGTCTCCGCCTCGATCTGGTCCACATAGGTGGCCATCGTCGGGTTGAGTTGCGCCACCGCCTCCCGGATTGCCGCGAACTGCCCGGTCAGCGACGCCATTTCCTGTTCGCGCTGCGTGTAGTCGACCGGGTTGCGAAGCTGGTCCAGGTAGGCTTTGAGTTGGTCTGTGGCGAGGTTGACATACGCCGTCCCGATGCCGAGCTTTTTGGCCCTTTCGAACTCCTCCAGCATCGGCTTCATCGCCTCCGCCGTGGTCTCCTTGGCGGACTTGGTGAAGCTGTTCAGCGACTTGTCCAGAGCGGCCAAAGCGGTGGTGCCGGCGTCGATGCTGGCGCCCAGCGCAATGTCCTTGGTCACCTCCTCCCAATCTTTCCCCTTGGTGTTCTTCAGAGCGGCGATGGTGTTCACCCCGCCGTCCTTCAGGCCGCCTTGCTCAAGCAGCGTGTACCGGAGGAGGCCGGCGATATCGTCGCCGAACTCCTTGTAGGGGACGCTGCCGGCGACGTAGAGGCCCTTGGCCGCGGTCTGGCCGATGCCAAAGTCCTTGGTCAGCTTGCCGCCGCCCATGGCAGCAATCGAGAAGATGCCAGAAAGCGCCGTGCCGAGCGCCCGGCCGGCTTCCGGGTCGCCTTCGTTGTCGGTCTGGATATTCCCGTAGGCTGCCGATTTGCCGCCGGCATTGATCGTCACATCAGCCGACGCCGTCTTGCCGACGGTGGCTTTCTGCGTACCAAGCATGCCCATGATCGCGCCGACAACAGCGCCGATGGCGATACCCCACGGGCCGCCAAGGGCGCCTAGTTCCATTGCCGATGCCAGATAGGCCGCGCCGGCACCGGCCGCAGCGCCGGAGAGACCGCCGACAGCCTTGGAGTTGGTGGCCGTGCCGAGATAGCCGCCGACCAGACCGCCACCCATAGCCCCCGCTCCAGCAGCCCCCAGCACGCCCCCCAGCGTGACGCCGCTCCCCGACGCGCCCGACGCGGTGCCCGAATAGGCGATGTTCGCGCCCGCCGTTTTGCCGGCATTGATGACGCCCGTTGCGGCGTTGAGACTGCCCGCCTGCGCCGTGAAGGGGGCGGATGCCAAGGCCGAGTTGCTGACGACATATGCGCCCGTCGATGGAGCCAAGGACGACGCGGCCCACCCGCCGGCATTGCCGATCAGGGTCGTATTCATCAACTGGTTCATGCCGCCGGTCAGGCCCAGCTTATCCATGGCCCATCCGCCGGCCTTCGACAGGGCGGTGTTGGTCAGACTGCCGGTCAGGCTGTTGGTGGCGCCACCCGCCGCCCCTGCCGCACCGGCGGGCGCCTGGATACCGAACAGGGACGGCATGGAGCCGACGATCTGCATGGTGATCGGGAGGACGAAGTTTTGGTTCAGCATCTCCACCGCGAGACGCTTCGCCCAATTCTTGAAGAACTGCAGCGCGTCCCCGGCCTTGGCGTTGCCGGTGATCTGGTCCCACAGGTTTTCAGAGATATCCTTGCCGATATCGGTCGCAACGCGGGTGACGTCCTGCTGATACTTCTCCAGCGCGCGGACGGACTCCTCCTCTGCCTTGGCCTTGGCCTTGCGCGCCTCCGTGCTGTCGTAGAGCGCGCCGGCCTCCTCCTTCACCTTGGCCAAGTAGGCGTCCATTTCAGCGCCGGACAGCTTGCCCCGGTTCTGAAGCTCAAATTCCATCGCCTTGTTGGCGACAAAGCGCTCCCGCTCGGACATGGCGAGTGCATCAGCTTCGCCTTTCAGCCGATCAATGTACTTGTCGGCCTGCTCCAGGGTCTTTTGGTGCTGCTGTGACTTCCGTTCAGCCTCTTTCGCGGCCTGCTCGCCCGCACGAGCGGCGCCCTCCTCCGCCTTCTTTTGCTTCTCCAGTTTGTCGATCTGCTCTTGTTGCGCGACCGCCTGATTGATGAGGGACTGAGTGCCTTCGTCAATCGTCTGCCGCCCGGCCGCCTGCGCCTTGGTGAGCGCTTCAAGCTGGAGCTTGGCCCGCAACTTCTCGGCACTCGACTTGTCGAAGGTCGATACCTCAACGCCAAGTTCTGCAATGGTTTTGCGGACTTCCTCGCGATGCGTAGCCACTGCATCGCGAGCGGTACGCAGTCCGCCGCCGACCATGTCGGTGGCCAAGCGGGCTTCACGGGCGCCGTCATTGTACTCGCCTAGAGCCGCGCGAAGTGTAAGCACTTCAAGGCGCAACTTCTTTACATCGTCCGCCTTCCAGAGGTACGTCAGCGCTGCGCCGGCATTTTGGCTAAGGTCACCCGAGACGTTCGACGTCATGGCGACTTCAAGGGATTTCAGTTGAGCTTCCGCAAGGGTAAGCCGCTGTTTCGCCGCGTCGTTCGCCGCGCGACCTTCGGCCAAAAGCGCGTTTTTCGTCCCTTCGGAGGCGGTCTTCATCGCCTCCGATGCCTTTTTCGCGAACTCCATCGCCGCGGTGTAGGAGGTGAAGGAGGTCTCCGCAGTGTCCGCGCTTCGGCCAAGACCAAACACCGCGCCCGCGGCCACGGAGGCAATGGCAATCACAGCACCGATTGCGGCCCCGGCGGGGCCAAAGCTGCTGGCGATCTGCGGCCCCTGCTGCGCCATGATGACGAAAGCGTTCGTCCCCATCTGCGCCTGTACGGTAACGTCCTGTATTTGGTTGCCAAGGTTGCCCATGACGCCGCTCAGCCGGCCGGTGCTTTCATGCGCCGCATCCTGCGCCGCCGCCGCCGCCCGAGTGGCCGCAGTCCCCGCCTGCAGGTCCGCCCCGGCTTGGCGCGCGGCCTGTCCGGTCCGGGTATAGGCGGCGGCAAGCTGCGGCTGCAGCCGGGCCGCCTCCTCCATCGACCGCCAGCCGTTCTTTACCTGGACGTCCAGCGTCTCAAGCGCGCCCTCCAGGGTCTTGTAGGTGCGGCGGAGCTTGTCGACCTGTTGCGCGTCCTGTTCTCGCTGCTGGTATAGCCGGCGCTGGTCCTCCGACAGAGCGGTATATCCGGCCGCCAACTTCGACGTGGCGGAGTTCAGTTGCTCCAATTCCTGCCGGGCGCCGTCGACGCGGGTTTTGCCGAGCTGGTCGATTTGCTGCGTCACCGCCTCAAGGTCGCGCTTCGCCTGCGCGACGTCGGCCTCTACAGCAAAGCGAGCGGTGACGTTGCGGCCAGCCATGGGCATGCTCCGGTTTCGATGGGAAAGGCGGTTTTGACCCAGGTCAAAACCAGGACGTAACTACGTGCGTACGTAGACCGCCGGCATGGGGACCGGCGGCCTTCGCATCAGCGTTCCATTGCGAGGAGTTCGGCTTCCGCCCCGCTCATGATCTCGAAAGCGTCGAGCATGATCGCGGCTTGGTCGCCGTAGCCGCCGGACTCCGGAAGGTGACCGGTGGCGGGGATGATGCCGGCGGCCATGCCGCCGATGCGTCCGGGATGGGGCCGATAGGCGCGCCAGTAGCGCACCATTTCCAAGTCCCCGTCGGACAGGGTCAGGCGGGGGTTGCGGTCGTACCGTTCGCCGAAGATTTCCCACGCCGAGCCGTCGGGCGCTTCTTCTTCGCCGTCGGGGAAAGCGTCCGGCTGGAGGCTGACCGCGACGGCGATACGGAGTTTTTTTCCATGGCCTTGGTCGGCTGCATCAGGTTCAGGATTTTGAACCCGATCTCCCGCACCTCGTTTTCGCCCAGATGACCAAGCGTCTCTTCCGTGGTCAGATTGCCACGGCGGATGAACGGCGCATCGGTGCCGGCGGCGTCCTTGACGCCTTCCCACCCCATCAGGAAGTGACGGCAGGCGATGAAGGGAGCGACCGACAGGTAAAACTCAAAGTCGCCCTCCACCCCGGCATAGCGCCCGCCAAGCCCGCGGGCGATGCGGGCAATTTCCGTGAAGCGGTCACGCAGTTCCGCGTCCGCGTCGGCCGGGTTGCCGGCCGCTTCCACGGCGTCGATGATCTCCAGCGCCTCGTCCAGATTTGCAGGGCCGATGGCCTCAATGTCAGCGCGTAAGGCGGCATAGAGCGCCTTGTATCCGGAAAAAATGGCACCAGCAGCCAGAACGTCGCGGCGGAAGGCTGCGCGCTGCAGATGGCTTGGCACGGCGAGGCGATAGACCGGCTGCGGGGCCGCGTCGATCTCGGTTTGGACGAGGTCGATAGCTGCTTGCAACTCGTTCCGTGTTTTGGCGTCATGCGCGCCCGCATGCAGGTCGCGCAGATGGGCCAAGAGGTCCCGCCGCGGGGTGAAGTGGACGACGTCCTTGGACGAAATGGGGAGCATGAAAGGGGTCCTCTGCCGGGAAGGGGGCGGGTGGTGCCGGCAACACCACCCGCGTTAGGCGCACGAAAGCGCCCCGTCGGCCGTCGCCGACTGGTTGCCCGGTTGCCGCCGGGGTCTCAGGTCAGAAAATGCAGATGAAGCCGCCCGCGTCCTGACCGGTGCAGGCGAACTGATGGGTGAGGGTCATCAGCCCGTTGCGGTCGCCCGGCTGCAGGTTGGTGTACTGCGCCGCCGGCAGGGTCAGGCCGATCCGGTTCCCCGCCACCACGCCATAGCTGGCGTGGACGATCTGCGCCGTACCGGCACGGAAGGCGGCCATGCTGTCGCGGGTGGCGACCAGCACCTCCAGGGGGTCACACGAACCCGTCATGTTGCGGGCGGTGATGATGGAGGGGTCGTAGCCTTCGGCCGAGTTCGGGTTGTCCGGGTTGGTCAGGCTGTTGCCGAACTCCACCGACAGTGAGGACATGGCCGACGGAATGCGATTGACCAGCGCCTTACCGCCTTTCCAGATCGGCGGGCGGGTGGCGTCGTAGACTAGGCCGGTCGGAACGCTGGCATCCGTCTTGCTGACGAACATACCGGTGAAGGTGAAGCTGAACCGGCCGGCGTTGCCGCTGGTCAGCCGCATGGTCGCGTTGCCGCGGGCGCCCACCACCTTGTAGAGCAATCCGTCCATGTAGAGGTACAGGGTCAGCGACGGAATGGAGGTGGAGGCGGGCTTGTAAAGCACGTTCACCGGAACCTGATAGCTGGTCCCGGTCGACAGCGCCGTCCCGAACTGGTCGGCCAGCGTCGCCACCTTGCCGGCGGTGTAATCCGACACGAAGGACGTGGCGCCCGCCGCCGGGTTGCCGGTCAGCAGCAACGGCATCCCGCGATAGGTCTGCGCCGTGCCGCTGGCACCGGCCCCCAGGGTCAGGCTGGTGGTGGTGCCGGCCGTGGCGGCTTCAGCCGACGCGGGAACGGCGGTGCTGGTGATGGTCTCGGCCCAGCCGGAGGCCTTCAGCAGCTTGCCCCACTCCGGGGCAGTGCCGGGGGCGCCGGAACCCTTCAGATAGACGTCACAGGTGATCTGTACCGTCATGCCGCCGGTGATCGGGCCGCGCCCGTCCAGGCTGCCCGTGGCCTCGTTGGTCTGGACGATGTTGGGGTTGAAGCTGATTTGCGGGTTTTCGACCAGCACGGCATCGGTGCCGGCCACCGGGGAGGCGTCGACGCCTTCCGTGGTCTCGATCTTCGCCAGCAGAGCGGCGTTACGGGTGCGCAGTGCCATGGGGGCAGTTCCTTACTGGTCGGCCGACGGGACGGCCCCGGCGGGTGCGTCGCTGGCGGGGCGGCGGGGCTTGGCGACCGGCGCCGGAGTGGTCTCGGGCGCTTCAGCGGCCTTGCGCGCGGCCTCTTCCGCCTCCGTCAGGTTGATGAGTTCGCCCGCGCGAAGCTCAAAGGTGTGGGCAGGCGTCGGCACCTCCGCCGCCGCCCGGTGGGACGGGATGGTCATGGGGATGGTCTCCAGGTTGAAGGGTCAGGGGGCGAAGGCGTAGGGGTCGCCCGGCCGGGTCCAATACTCGACGTCATAGGCGGCGAAGACGTCGCCCACCCCGCCGATGCCGTCGCCGTCGGCCGCGCTCTGGTCGGCATCGGCAAGGTTCACGTCCACCGCAACGCCCCCTAGCGTCGGATCGGCTTCGACGGCGCGCTGCAGGGCGGCCCACATATCGGCAAGGGCTTGGTCCAGCCCTTCGTCGGTGTCGGCCTTCAGCACGGCGGTGACGGTGATCCGTTCGATGTTGCGGGTCACCGCGGCGCTTGTCTGGTCCGCTCCGGCCGGGCCGGACCGCATCACCAGGGCCGGCAACTGGTCTGCGTCGTCATCGTCGGACAACGGCTTGCGGCGCGCCCGATAGACCTTGATCATGCCGGGGACGTTCTCCGCCGCGACGGTGCCGAGCATCGCCGCGAATGTGGACAAGACCTGTTCACGGACGGAGGTGGGCATTACCGCAACTCCAGGCGCCAGAGGGTGCGATCGGTGTTCGGCCGGCTGGCCGACTGGATCGTGTAGGACTTCCCGTCAACGGCGAGGGTCCCGCCCTCCTTCATCATCGGGACTTCAGCAACCCGCACCTCTGCAATCCGGCCAGGAGTGGACACCTCTACGTCGTTCCCACGCCAATCCATATCGGTCTGGCGGAAAATGGCGCGGCAAGGGGTGGGTACGCCACCGAGGCCGGGGGCGGTATAGGTAGCGTCCGACGCCATGTTCGGATCAGCGAACAGGACGCCGAACATGGCGTCGAAGACGCTCACGGTCAGACCGTGCCGTTGAGGCGAACGGTGCCGGTGGCCGACGGATTGGCGGCGGCCTCCAGGGCGCAGCCGATCAGCGTGTTGCTGGTCGCCGTCGTGGTGGCCACCTTGTTGGTGTCATCCCAATAGACCTTCGCACCGACGGTCCAGGCCTGCGCGCTGGTCTTGGCCAGGGTGAAGACGCCTTCGGTGCAGATGTCCACGCTGGCGCCGCTGGTGGCGGTCATGGTGGCGACGCCGAACAGGGAGCCGACCAGACAGCCGGCGCCGCTGGCCACGTCATAGGGGGCGGCGACGGTCACCGTCTTGCCTGGCTGAACGAAGTTCTTCATCTCGGGATCTCCAGAAACGGCGAAGGCGCCACAGCGGGCGCCATCATGCCGTCGTTATCGGGGTGGTGGATCAGTTGCCGGGGTTGCGGTAGCCGCCGCGGTAATCGACCGCGCCGCAGCCGAAATCCAGGGTGACGCGCAGGGCCACGCCGTCGGTCCGGAAGCCCTCCTCGGTCATGAAGCGGGGGCCGGGGTTGCCCGCCAGATAGCCGTAGACGAACACTTCAGCGACCGCCGGATCAGCGAACAGCCACCACTGGTTTCCGCTGATGTTGGCGTCCGCCACGGTGGACAGCCGGCCCGAGAACGGGTTGACGTTGCCGGCCTGCTGCGGCTGGATTGTCGCCAACAGCTGCTCGGCCTCCGTCTCCTTGTCCGGGCCGCAGACGATCATCGACGGGGTGACGTTGATCTTCAGCCCGTCCAGGCTGGTCTGCTTGCGCATCGCCGCGCGCCCATCGCTCACGCTCGAAACGCCGATGGCGCTGCCCGACGCGGCGAGGTTGCCGTGCCCCGTGTGGAACACCGCCTTGTTGTCGGACAGGGTCGGGCCGGCACCGCTGTTCTTCAGCATCATGGCGTAGAAGGTCGCGTTTTCGAAATCGGCCACGCGGCGCGACGCCATGTTCACCAAATCGTTGAACGCGCCCAGGTCATCATTGATGAAGACCCGGCGGCTGATGTTCACGATGCGGCCGAAGCTGGACAGCGTCACCGTCTCGCGGCCCTCCGAAACCGTGCCGTCCTTGATCTCGCCCGTCTCGCCATATTCCAGCAGCTGCGGGAAGTCGCCGGCCTGCAGGAACTTGGTCGGCTTGAAGTCGTTGAAGTCGCGCCGGCGGGCGATGCGCCGATAGGTCGGCTGCGCGGCCTCATAGGTGCGGCGGAGGACCTTGTTCGCGGCGGCTTCGAGCAGCAGCGGGAAGTCCGACGTGCTGTGCATGGCGCGGCGCAGGATTTCGTCCGGATTGCGCGAGCGGATGCCGCAGAGGTCGGCCGCCATCTCCAGCATGCTCACGTCCATGTACCCACGCGCCCGCTCGTTCTCGGGGGCCGAGTAGGTGGCACGGGCGACGATGGCGTCCGCCATGGCCGAGCGGACCGCCGCCGGGTCATCGTGGGAGATGCCCACGCGGATGGAGGAGGTGGGCGACTGTTCCGAGCGGGCCGCCAGGGCAGCCAGAGCGGCAGTGTTGACCGCTTCAGCCGTGGAGCCGCCATCGACGTGGGTGCGGACGAAGTCGGCGCCCAGGGCGTGACGCTGCGCCACGTCGTTGACGTGGGCGATACGGGCGCGCTCGGCCGCGATCGCGGCGCTCACCGCGCCGGCATCGGTGCCGACGGCGCGGGTGTTGTCAACGGGCAGTTCGGTGCCCGGCTCGTGCTGGACGGTGTCCGGCATAGTGCTCTCCTGGGTGGCGGGCTTTGCCCGGTTGATGAACTCGCAAGGGGTGGAAGACAGATCGGCGGAGCGGGTGCCCGCCCCGGCATCGGCGCCGATCGGCACCATGGACAGCTCCATCGGCTGCCAATCGATTGCGCGGTAGGTCGGCAAGGCGCCTTCCTCCTGCGTCACCTCGAACTTCCGCACGGCGTAGCCGACGGAGACGTTCCGGATGATCCCGGTTCGAACGTCGTTCCAGAACGGCTCCACGTCGGGGCGCTCCGAAAAGCGGACCAGGGCCGTACCCTGGGAACCGTCGACCGCGGCCCGCTCCACCACGCCAATGACTTGGCTAAGGTCGTACTGGCCATGGGCGTTCAGCAGCGGCGCACCGTTGTTGAGGCGGGTCAGGTCGCAGTGCTCCGGGTCGAGCGAGAGCACTTCCATGAAGCGCTCGCCCGTCCGGTAGTTGACGCGCGGCACCCCGGCGCCCGTCGACCAGACCAGTTCCACGGTGCGCGCGCTTTCGTCGACGGTTCGGACCGCCGCAGCGCGCGTCTGCATCGGCAGGTCATGGATCAGGCTATCAGGCATTCGAAGGATCTCCCTGCTGCGCTCCGCCGGCCTTCGTCACCTTGCGGGGGTCGGTGTCCAGAACGACGCCCGCGTCATCCATGGCGGCGTTGATCCGGGCGATGTCGGCAAGCTGCTGTTTGGGGTCGTAGCCCCACCGGGCGACGAACTGGTCCCAGGTGTAGCGGCCCGTGCGGACGGCCAGGATGTCGGCGGTCATGTCCTTGACCGGGTCGATCGGCTCATGAGCCGGCGGGCTCCACTCGACCGGGTATTCGCCGGCCGGCAGATCGCCGGACAGGATCGCCGTCTCGATGAACCGGCGCCAAACGGGCGCGCAGAACATCGGGATGAGCATCTGCCACTGCGCCTGCTCGACCAGCCGGCGGAACTCCACCTTCCCCGCCCGCAGGCTGGAGTAGTTGGCCTGCCGCAGGTCCCCGGTCATCTGGTCGTAGGTCACCCCGGTGCCGACTGCCATGGCCATCAGCGTGTGGAGCGTGAACGGGTCGAAGCTGGGCGATGCCGTCGGGTTCAGGAACTCGATGCTCTCACCAGGCCGGAGATACGGGACCATGCCCGGCTCCATGCCCTCCACCCGCCTGCCGTCCTCTGTCTCGCTGGTGACGCCGATCGGGTTTTGCCCCCCGTCGTCAGCCTGCGTGACGACCATCCCGATGCAGGCTTCCATCCGGGCCCGGACGATCGCGGCTTCGTGGAAGTCGTCCAGGTCGCGCGCCTTCATCAGCACGGGCGCGAACCATGGCACGCCGCGCACTTGTCCAGGCCGCAGTTTGCGATAGACGTGCATCACCTCAGATTGCTGCACCAGGGCGCTGGTCAGCCCCTCCGCAGTCATGCTGTAGGGGTCGCCGGGGTGGGTGCGGAACAGCCAATAGCCGGTTCGCCGGTCCAGCGCGTCAAACTCCACGCCCTGGATCGTGCGGCGCCCGGTCAACGTGCTGTCGCGGGAGGAGTCCAGAAAGTCGCCCTCCAGGACTTGAACCTGATAGGGGACCGGCAACCCGTCTTCCGGCCGGCGGTTGCGATGACGGGGGAGCGCTTCGCCGCCCTCCACCACCGTCCGCAGGATCAGGGTCTGCAGGCCGGCGAAGTCCAGCTGCCCTTCGGCGTCGCATTGCTCCGACCATCGCCGGAACAGGGCGTTGACTCGCTTGTCCAGATCCTCATTGCCGGTGCGGCTCTGTGGCATGATGCCGGTGCCGACCACGTTCGCAGCCCATATGTCGACCACGCGAGCGGCATAGGGGTTGTTGCGCACCAGATCGCGGGAGCGGGCGCGCAGCCGGGCCAAGGCCGGGCCGATTTCGGCATTCGCCGACGTGCCGCTGGTGTTCCAGCCGTCGGTGCGGCGGCCGGTGCTGGCGCCGTCGTAGCTGCGCGCCATCAGCGACATGGCGACACGCGCCCGCGCCCGCTTGGCGCCGGTCTGCGGAGCAAACCAGCCGATGGCCTTGTCCAGAATGTTCATGGGTTCAGCCCCGCGAAAACTTGGTGACGCTGGTCCGGGAGGCGGACCGCGTCGCGTGAAGGGGGTTCGGGACGCCAAGCGCCGCCGCGGTGGTGGCGATGGCCGTCGTCAGGTCCCGCATGGAGCGGTAGTCCACCCGCTTGCCGTCGATGGTGACGCTGGTCGTGCCGGCGGCCCATGCTGCAACCAGGGTGTTAAGGTGCGTCTGCGTCAGTGCCATGCTCTACCGCCTTCCCCATCCGCCGCCGCGCCCGCCAAGCCAACCGCCGCCGGACGGGCGCCGTTCTTCCTGCCGGGGCTGTTCAGTTTCGGCCGCCGGTGCCGGCGCCTCTGTCGCTTTTGCCCGCGGCTGCCCGGCCTTCACCGGCACCGCGAACGTCTTCCGCAGCTCCGCCCATCGCGCGGCGGTCCAGCGCTCCATCCCCATGGCGACGGTGCAGGCGCGGGCATATTTCCAGCCGTCCAGCGCCTCCGTGGCGTGGACCTGTTTCCATTCGCCGCGATCCTCAACCCATTGGTCGCCGACAAGCTGTTTACACACCTCTTCGGTGGCCACCTTGTTGAGGTGGACATAGCCGGCCGGGAACCCGGCGCCGTCGGCCGCCTCTTCGTCGGTGGGAGGCTGCAGGCTCAGCTTGCCGTACAGCTCCAGGGTCAGGACATGGCCGCCGACCATGCCGAGCTGCAGGCCGCGCTTGCGCTTGCCGCCCTTGGCGTTGGCCTCCCGCACGCTGGACCATGCGAAGGACGGCGCGCCGATGGTGGTGGCGCCCTTCACCGGAATGACCAAGCCCGGATGCCGCTTCGCCCAGGCCTCCACCTGGGTGGTGGCGAAGCCGGTGTCCGCCCCGACCTTCGACAGGCGCAGATCGACGCCCGACGGATGCCGCCATGCGCCCTGGACGACGCGCGACGCCTCGTCCCACACTGCGGCGTCGTAGGGGTTGCCGGGGATCACGACGTGATCGACCAGCCAGCATTGGAAATCGCGGCCCCAGGCCCAGACGAACAGCTCGATGCGGCCGGGGCTTTTCTGGACGTCGAGCCCGCCGGTCAGCACCAGCCCGTCGGCCGGGACGCCCTGATACTCCTCCCGGCGGTCATAGAGGACGCGCCATTGCGGCGCTTCGCCCTTCACCTCGTAGGTTTCGGCCAGCACCTGATTGACGAACACCCGGAGCTTGTTCGGGTCCTTCCGCGCCCGGACGAACTCCCTGGCGATCTCCAGCCACGCGGCACCGGGGAACTGGCTGTAGGCGGCCCAGATGTGGAAGGAGCGGTGCGGCCAGTTCTGCGGCGCATGCGCCCGCCACTCGCCCCGTTCGTCCATATCGGCCTTGTGCTCCTCCTCGATGACGCAGCCGTTGACGCAGACGTACCACGCCTTGTCCGGTGCCTCCTTCGGCCCCCAGCGGAGGCCGGCGCCGCTGCCGTCGCCGAAGGTGAGGATCTGCATCTCGCCGCAATGCGGACAGGGGACGTAGCGGTATTCCTGCGTCCCCTGCTCGAACAGCGCGTCGATCTTGGAATGCCCCTTGATCGTCGGGGTGGAGCCGGCCGCCTTCAGCGGATCGTCGGAGGTCAGACACCGCTTGAAAGCAAGCTCCACTTGGTCGCCTTCGACGCCGGCCGTCGGCGGATAGCCGTCCGGCTCCTCCAGGATCACCTTGTCGGCGGTGATGCGGCGGAACTCCTTCGGGCTGTTCGCCCCCTTGATCTTGATCCAGCCGCCGGGAAAGCGCTTCGACCGGATGGTGTTGTTGCTGTTCCGCGTCTTGGTGGAGAACAGGCGCCGCACCGCCGGCCACAGGATCAGCTTGGCGACGTCGTCCTTGGCGAAGTCCTCCGCATCGTCGATGGTCGGCTGATAGACCAGCACCCGGCTGGGCAGCTGGTCGGCGCAATAGGCGATGTAGTTCTTGACGATCTGGCTGTAGCCGATGCGACTCGACTTCTTCGCCGTGATCTGCCGCACGCCCGGCTCGGTGAAGGCATCCATCATGCCGACCTGGAAGGGGAACGGGCGGTAGCGCGTGCCGTCCTCCAGCCGGGCATTGCGGAGCGACCAGTCCGACAGCGTCATCCGGCGGCGGGGCTTCAGCGCCAGCAGCCAGCGGGCGACATGCTCCGCCAGCAGGGCGCCGCGAACGCGGACGACGTCACTCGCCATCTTCGTCGTCTCCGTCATCGTCCCCGCCGCCACGCTCTTCAGCGATCCGGGCCGCACTCAACTCGTCCAGCGCATCCTCCAGCGCGTCGGCGATGCGGCCCTTCAGCCGGCTGTCGGTCTTGGCGACCTTGGCCGGGATTCGCAGCAGCTTCGCCTTGACCATCTCGATGACGGACACCACCGCGGCGGTGTAATCGGCGACCGGCACCAGCTCGCCGCGCTTCTCCGCGTTGCGCATGGCGTAGTGGTCGGCCTGCTCCTTCGCCAGCCGCGCTTTCTCCGCGACGAGGTCCAGGCCTTCCGCTTCGGCCTCGTCCGAAGTCCGGCCGGCGGCACGTTCGCGAAGGTGGCGGATGTAGGCGACGCGGCATGCGTCCAGATTCATCTGTCCACGCCCGTCAGCGTTGAAAACACCGCGCTTTTTGAGGTCGCGGACGGTGCGGTCGGTCAGATCGAGATGCGCTGCGATCTCAGCCTGGGTTGCCATGGTTGCACCTCACCGGACGGCCCAACCGGAAGCGGAACCCCCCTATGGAATTTTCATACCTGGACGATGATCGGACTTGTCCCACCCCCTATAGGGGGGCCACCCGGAAGGACCCACGATACCCCCCCTACCCCTGCCCCACCGTGGGGCGACCCCGTCCTGCCCGTCAGGCGGCCCGTGGGTGGCCTCTCCCGCATCGGACGTGCGATGGAGCGTCCCGACGAACAACGCATCAGCGGGCGCCCTATGGACCGGCCCTCTATGGGAGGGTCAGTCTCCCGGCTGGCTTCTGGCCCTGCGGATCGGAGGGGTTTCGCGGTCGATCACCCCACATTCGTAGCCTATGAGCTACGATTTCCCGTTGACACTCTGTAGCCTGTGGGCTACATTGTTCCCATGAAGACGATCCGCACCACTCCCGAATACGACGCTTGGTTCGCTGGTCTCCGTGACACCCGCGCCCAAGGCCGCATCGACGTTCGCATCACCCGCCTGTCGCTGGGCAACGCTGGTGATGCGAAGTTCTTCGACGGCATCGGCGAACTGCGGATCGACTACGGCCCCGGTTACCGGGTCTACTTCGTGGAGCGGGCGGGCGTGATCCTGTTGTGCGGCGGCGACAAGAGCACGCAGAAGCGCGACATCAAGGCCGCCAAGAAGCTGGCAGAGGAGTATTGAGCATGGCGAAGGAAACCAAGGCATGGGACCCGGCGGAACGCCTCACCACACCAGAGGCGATTGCCGACTATCTCGACGCAGCGCTTGAGGATGGAGACCCGAAGGTCATCGCCTCCGTGCTGGGCGATATCGCTCGCGCCAAGGGCATGGCCGAAGTCGCCCGGTCTGCCGGGCTGTCCCGTGAAAGCCTCTATCGCGCCCTCAGTGATAGTGGCAACCCTTCCCTTGCTACGGCCTTGTCGGTCGTCAGAGCGCTTGGCCTGTCTCTGGCAGTCAGAGGGACTGACCACGCGGATGCGGCGTAGCCGACCGTTGTATGGTCACCACCCCACCATGACCCACCCCGCGGCGATGCCAGCCACAGCGGTGAGGATGCCGGCGGCGTAGCCGGTGGCGAACCCAAGGGCGATGCTGTCCCCGTCGGGGAGGCGGTGAGTTGCCGCCCCCTGCGTCGGGACGGAAGGAGTGGCCAAGACGTCCACCGCGGCGATGGTCGACCGCATGGAGCGAGGCGCCCCGTTGATCCAGACGGGCGGGGGAGGAGGAGGCTTCATGCTGGTGCCCCGAAGTAGGCACGGGCCAGCGTGACGAACTCGCTCACCAACCCTTCCGCGTCCCGCTCATAGTCTGCTTCGTCGTCGAAGGTCATGCAGTAGGGGCGCTTGTCCGTGTCGGGCTTGGCGATGGAGACCGTCAGCAGGTCACCCACCAGCGAGGCACTGACCGAGAAGCACGGGCCGAACGCATCACGGATCGTGCGGAGCGTGTCGCGCTGTTCGCTGAAACGGTTCGTCATGGTGCCCCCTCTCACTCGTCCTTCAGCGCTTCAGCGATCATCGCGGGGAAGCGGGTCTCCCACTGCCGGATGACGGCGTCCAGATCGAGGCGCTTGCGAATCGTCGCTTCCTTCACCAGGACGAACATCAACGTCAACTTGGCCTCTCGGCCCTGTGCGAGGCGTCCCGCCGTGGCCTTGCGGACACCACCGGACTTGCCCGCGATGATGTCAGCGAACAGGAGGACCGACTTGCCCGCGGCGATGGAGCGCAGCGGGCCGAACCGTTCGGCGACTTGGTCCGGGGTGAGGTAGCGACCGCGCGAACCCTTGGGGCAATTCTTCGTCGGGATGGCCAGCCAGCCACGCTTGGACCGGATCGTGGCGCCGTCGTTGAAGGCGTCGATGATCCCTTCCCACTTGGCAGCCGATGCGGCTTTGCCCCGGACGAACACCTCCGCGGCGGGGTGGATGCTGTAGTTGCCGCCTCCCGGATAGCCGGCATGGCCCAGAGCCCGCCCCAGTTTGCCAAGACCGGCATTCGACATGGCAGCCCGCATCTCGTCACGCACGGTGGACGCGGCATGCTCCGTGGCGTCGGTCAGCCGGCGGGCCGTCCCTTCCGTCCACTCGTTGAAGGCGTCCTCCAGGCTGCCAGTGATGGTGACGCTGGCGCGCATGGCTTCAGGCCGTCACAGGCGCGTCGAGGGTCCATCCGTCCATGGTGCCGGCAGGCATGCGGTCGGCGACGCGCTCCAGGCTCGGACCGATCAGTTCAGTCGCACGGCGATAGGCTTCGCGCTGGGCGACGCAGTCGATCAGATCGGCCGCGTTGGCGATGCTTTGCGACAGGTTGCGTTCACTCGCCATCGTTCGTCTCCTTGAACAGCGTGGGTGTGATCGGTCAGCCCTGCCCACCGGGAAGCTTGCCGGCCCGCCATGCCAGCAGCGTCTTGAGGATCTCGGAGCCCGCATAACCGGCGCAGGTGCCGATGCCCGTCGCCGTCAGCGTGTCGGCGTTGAGCTGCTGGGCGACTGAGCCGGCGGCAATGGTCAGCGCTCCCATGGTCGGCAAGTCCAGGACGACCATACGCACCAAGCCCCGCCATCCGCTGTTGCGTGCTTCACGAGACCAGCGCGCAACCATGCCGGCGGTAACGCCGATGGCTGTGGGGGAGAGCGACTTCGCCATCTGGACGAGGTCGTGAGCGGCGGGATCGGCCATGGCGGAACTCCAGAAACGACGAAGCCCGCCACAGCTGAAGCCGGGCGGGCGAAGGATGGCGATCGTAGCTGATCGATGGTGTATGCTGGCGACGCTTGCGGCCTCGACAACCGGGAAACCGCCGGTCCGGTTCGGTGGGCGGGAAGCCGCCGACCGTCACGGGGAGAGTGGCGTACCCCCAGGCCGCAAGCGTCACCCGTACCGCCCACTGCTCCAGAAACGACAAAACCCGCCGCGGCGGAACCGGGCGGGTTTGGCGATCAGGCTGGCGGATTAAGTCGAGCCTGAATTAATGACACTCACAGCCCTACCCCTTATCCGTTAACAAATTCTGAAGATTGCACCACTTCCGACTTTCGCGACCCGCCCTCTTCCAGCGGCAGGCGGAAGTGCTCGGCCACCCGATCCAGAGCCACCCGCAACAGCGGCAACCAATCGCGCACCGCCGGCGCGGCCTCTTCGACGCACACCGCCTCCAGCACCGCCACAGCCTCACCCTGCCCAATCAGGCGCTCGAGTTTCCGGAGGTGCAGCTTGGCCCGAAGCCACGCACCGTCCAGGTCCGATTCCCGTTCCAGCGCCAGCAGGTCGATCACCTGTGGCGCGAGGTCTTGCGGGCACTCGGACGCGATCGGCAGGCGCGCGACCTTTGCATGCCGGCTCGGCACTTCGGCCAGGCGGTCCCAGCGCCGGCGGAGGATGGCGTAGCTGGCGCCGGCCCGGAATTGGCGGTCGGTGATCGCCCCCAGCAGCCGCAGCCGGCCGAGCGGATATCCGGCCCACTCGTCCTGCATCGCCTTCCGGAGCTTCGCGTCGACGGTCATGCAGTCCACCCCAATCGCCCTTGCCCGCTGCGCCAGCGCCTCGTCGAGGATCACCGGCCCGTGCTGTTCCTGGCTGGCTCGGCTGACCCGGCCATTCGGTTCTCGGATCGCCACGGACCGCTTGCGGCCGCGGCGGTTCGCCTTGCGCTTCGCCCTCATGCTCACGCAGTGCCCCTCCCCTTCACCTCGCCGAACAGATCCTGCATGGCCGGCGGCTCAGCGCTCTGCCGTCGCCGCGCTGGACGGATCGGCACGTAGACCACCCGCTCCCGCTCGACGACCCGCTCCACCGGCACCAGCACCCTGCGGACGGCCGGCTCCGGAGCCTGCCGGGCCAGCCGGCGCAGGTCGGCGACCAGCTCGGACTTCGCCTCGTGGAACCTCTCCGGGTTCTGCCAGCTGGGCGTCAGCCGGCGGAGACGGGCGGCGAGTTCGTTCAGCGCCTCGGGTAAGGGGGCCGTCATGCAGCACCTCCGGCTCCATTGGCGGCCGCGGCGGGAGGACGCCAACCGGGCTTGAAATCCGGGATGACCTCCCGGACCACCCGGTCCGGGATCAGGCAGCTGCGGTGCCCAGGCATCTCTCCCCACCGCGGTTCCCACCAGCCGGTGCGGACCCAGTGCCGCAGCCGCTGGCGGGACTGGTCGTGCGGATCGACGTCGAGCAGGTCTCCGGCCGAGCCGGATGCACTGCGACCGCCGCCGCCGTCCAGCGCCCGGCGATGCTGCGCCACCCGATCGGCCAGCGAGTTCTTTAGCGCGGCCAAGCTCGTCGGCGGGGTCGGGTTCTTCCAGTCCCGCACGGCACGCTGGATGACCTCGGTCAGCAACTCGACCGTGCCGCCGGCGTCGAGGTGTTGCTGGGCCAGCGCCTCCAGGGTCATCCGGGGGGCGATCTGCTCGGCATGCTCCGGCCATCGGGCGTCCTTCGCCGCGACGAACGCATCGACCACCGCCGCCGCTGCCGGCGACCGAGCCTTCGAGGCGGGGGTAGGGGGTGGTGAGTCTTTCTCTTCTCTACTCCTTTCCTTTCCATTCCCTTCCGGGGGTGAACGCTCGTCGAGCGTTTGGTGATCGTTCGCCGATGCGTCGTCACCTGTTCGCCGAACGCTCGTCGAACGTTCGTCGTCGCCTTTCGGAGCGTTCGGCGAATTCCCACCACTGCGACGTGACGGCGCGGCGGGTACTTCACCACCCGGAAGTGGGTGCCGGTAGTTTGGCTGGTCGATCTTCTGGTGTTTCCGCCACCCGGTTACCCGCAGGAAGGATGATCCTGCCACCTCGTAACGCTCCAGCAATCCGGCAGCGATCAACTCGTCCACCATGGCCGCGACATCCGCCGCGGTGAAGTCGTCGGCCGGGAACACCTCCATCTTGAGCCGCTTCGCGCTGTCGGGGTGGATGCCGCTGTCGTCACAGAAGCACCACATGCAGACGAACAGTAGCCGAGCGTTCGGCGAACACTCGGCGACCTGTTCGGACGTGCAGAACTCGGGCTTGATGGTGCGGATCCGTGCCATGGCTCAGGCGTTCCCGTGGTCGCGATGGAGGTTGCTGAAGAGCGTGCGCGGCCCGTCGAAATGGGCGCGGATGGTGCCGATCGGGCCGTCGCGGTTCTTCTCGATGATGATCTCGGCGATGCCGCGGGCCTCATCCGAGCGCCGGCTCCAGCGCTCATGCCGTTCGTTGAACTTGTCGTCGGATTCGTCCGGCCGGCGGCCGGGCTCGGTGCGGGAGAGGTAGTATTCCTCTCGGTAGAGGAAGGCGATGACGTCGGCGTCCTGCTCGATGGAACCGGACTGCCGGAGGTCGGCCATGCTGGGGCGCTTGTCGTCCCGCGTCTCCAGGCCGCGGTTCAACTGGGCCAGCAGCAGGACCGGCACCTGGAACTCTTTCCAGATCGAACACAGCGCGGCGGTGATCTCGGTGATCTTCGCCGTCTCACCCTGCTTCTCCGCCTGCGGCGAGGCGCGCATGCGGTGGAGGTGGTCGACGATGATCAGGTCCAGTCCGTGGCGCCGCTTGTGCCGGCGGCAGGTGCGGCGGATATGGGAGACGGTGACGCCCGGTGTGTCATCGATGTGGATGGGCAGCGCGCCCAACTCCGCCTTCGCGTCGATCAGCCGGCACCACTCCTCGTCGGTCAGATCGCCCTGGGCCTGACGGTCGGCCGGAATCCCGGTGTGGGCGGCGAGGTGCCGGCGGGACACCTTCTCCGCCGCCATCTCGGTGGAGAAGCCCAGGACGCGGGCACCGGTGCGCGCGGCCGCCAGCATGATGGTGTTGAATGCCAGCGCCGACTTGCCCATCGAGGGCCGGGCGCCCAGCACATAGAGGCCGGGCAGAAGACCGCCCAGCTTCGCGTCGAGATCTGCCAGCCCCGTCGTGATGCCGAGAGGCTGCCCCCGGTTCCGCCAGGCGCGTTCGGTGGCCGCGAGGGCAGCCTCCACCCCTTCGGCCGATGACAGCACTGGGCGCAGGGCACTGCCGCGGTCGCCCAACTCGAAGAGCTGCGATTCGGCTTCCTCGATCAGCGCCGCCGCGTCCTTGTCCAGCCCCGGCCGGCCGGCGGTCTCGATCATGTCGAAACCAATCTCGATCAGCTGGCGACACAGGAAGGCATCACGGATGGTCCGGCCATAGTCGTAGGCGTTCACCACCGTCACGACGCCGCCGACCAGCTCCGCGAGATAGGCGATCTCGTCCCGGCCGCCGTCGCCCTGGCGCTCGAAGGCGGACTGCAGCGTCACCGGGTTGGCCGTCTGCCCTCGGTCGATCATCACCGCGATGGCGGCGAAGATGCGCTGGTGGAGAGGATCGTGGAAATGCTCCGGCCGCAGGAAATCGGCGACCCGCTCGAAAGCACGATTGTTGACCAGGATCGCGCCCAGTAGCGCCTGTTCGGCCTCCTCGTTGCTCGGGACCCTGACTTCCGGCAGGGCGATGGCATGGCTCACGTCGGCATACCCTCCAGATCGCGAGCGAGCGCATCCAGGCGCTGGGTGATGACACGCAGCTCGTCCCGGCTGAGTTCCCGCTCCGCGATGGCCTCGCGCAGGTCGGCGGCGATGCCACGCGCCCGCTCGGCCGGAGGGTGGCGCGCGACGATCCTGCGGGCGGGCTGAACCGGGAGACGCGTGACGTTCGGCAGGTCAGGCAAGGGCGCCTCCCGTGAAGGATGAGGTGCGAAACGGAGACGATTCGTTCGCCGGCTCCGGCAGGTCCATTGGCGGAGCGGGGTCCAGCACCTCCCAGATCATCTCGTCCAGGCATCCGGCGATCAGCCGGGCGCCCATTGGGGAAATGAACCGGGCGGTCGGGCCGGTCGGCCGGCAGTGCGGGCGGGTGATCCGCAGTTGGTCCGCCAGCCGCCGGAAGCGCGACCGGCGGCGCGGACGCGGCGGCTCCTTCAGGGCGGGGATCCTGCGCTTCATGCCGCTCCTCCCCCGCCCTGGGCGGCTTCCTGCTGGGCGATCCAGTTCAGGATGGTGGATTTCCGTGCGCAGATGATGGCGCCGATCCGGAACGTCGGGATCCGGCCATCGGCGACGAAATGGTATGCTTGGCGGCGCGTAACGCCCATGAACTTCGCGATGCTGTCGGCGCCCTGGAGGAGATCGTCGGCGAGCTGCAGCGGGGCGGCGGGAGGAGCGATCTGGGCGACAGGCGCCGGGCAGGCCGGGGCGGTGGCGATCATGGTTGCCGTCTTAGTGGAGGCGCGGCGCATTAGGCGGCCCTCCCCCACTGCCCGGCGGCGATCAGCCGGCGCAGGTCGTTGGCGGCGGCACAAGCGAGGCGGTGGTCGCTTTCGCCATCCGCCGGCACACCCTGCTCGGTCTGCCAGATGACCAGCTTCGCCAGCACGCCGGCAGGAGTGGTCGCCGGGGTGGCAGCGATCTCGGCGCGAACGGCATCAAGAACTTCTTCCTGCGCCTCCAGTTCGGCGTTTAAGTCGGCCATGGCGATGTCGTCGCCCAACGGCTCTCCCTGCGCCCGCAGGTCAGCCGCGCGAGCGGACATCTGATCAGCGCGCTCCTTCGCCTGGGCTTCGACCTCCAGCCAACGCAGGCAGAGGGAAACCGCCCGATCCGGCAAATAGGCCGCCTGATCCGGCAAACAGATCAACAGAGCGCGAGCTTCCGCCTCGAAAGCCGCGGTGGCCACGTCGAAATTGCCGGCCGGTGCGCGGTCATCCTGTTGAAAGCCCGGCGGCGAAGGCGGAGCCTCCTTGCGCCGCGGGCGTACCAAGGGCACATTCACTTTCATCGCTTGTCCTCCTCTTGGGTAAGCGGAAAGCCGGCGCGGTGGGAGTTTCCTAGGCCCTTCACCGTTCGCCGGCTTTCATGTTTGCAGTGCTCGCATTGACGGTGTTTGCCGCTTCCGCCTCCAACCCGGCCTCGATCAGCCTGACCAGGGCTTCCGTCTCAGTTCGGAAGCGCTTAGTGAACCTATAATCATCCACCTTCTGGGATATCTCTGATGGAAGAGTGATCATCTTCCTCGACTTCTTTCCATCCACTTCGTCACCTATAAGTGCATCACCAGTCCATCACTACGTTGCGCGCACGTTGATGCATCTGTCAAGCTTGGCTTGCGCCCTTGACAGCACATTCTTAGGTGTTATGGTGCATCTATGGCAGTGAACCCAAAAACTACCGTTCGGAAGAACGTGGCTCTTCCACTTGAACTCGCCGCTCAAATCGAACGGTTTCGAGAGTCGCGATCATTGCAATCGGAGTCGGATGCGCTTCGGCGGCTAGTCGAGATCGGACTTGGTTCCATCGATACTCCTAATGATCTTGCCAACCGCTGCGCAGATGCAACATCCGCTGGAAACAGTATTAATTATGTAATTGCCAATATTCTTGAAGATCATCCTCTTATTCGAAGCATCAACATAAACAATGAGACCGTCGAAATTTACCTTCACGGCGATCAGGAAATTCATTTCGACAAATTAACAAAGAAATGGCTTTTGAACAGACGTGACTTAATTCCGTTTTGAGGCGAGACAGTTTTCCTAATTGGAGTTTTGCACGATCAAAATGGCGCCATCGGCAAGCTGGTGCGCCGATACTTCCTCTGGTACGAGGAGCGCGCCACGCGGCCGGCCACTCCTACCCCGCCCGAACCGACCCTTGCCGAGCGCCGCCTGTGCGTCATGGAGCGGATCAGCGCCATCCGCATGGTCGATCAGATCCGACGCACGAAAGGCCCCCAGGCCGCCGCCGACAGCCTGCCGGGCATCTACGCCGACGTCGGCGTCCGGGTGATCGCCTCCCCCGCCCCGGCCCAGCAGGAAATGGACCTGTCGTCAGGTAGCGGGAAGGTGTGACGTGATTCCGGCCGGGCTATGTCACGACCCGGCGGCACCTGCGGCTATGCTCACTCGCCGGCCGTCGGCGACGGGCCAGAGAAGGGGAGCGGCAATTGGCGGGCGGCACTGCGATAGTCCAGCACCTTCAGCACCGTGTATTCGGTGCGCAAACTGTCGGCCGTGCGCCACTGCTCGGTCAACAGCCGGCAATGCAGGATATCGCCCTTGGCGAAGGCGACCTCGTTGCGGTTGACCCGCCCCAGGAACTCCTCGTCGGCCATGGTGACGCCGATGGTGTTCTGGCCATCCGACAGGCGCCACTTGTTCCCGTCCTTGAAGGTCACGGCGACGATGCTGAAGAAGGCGTTCCGCTCTTCGCTGACGATCTGTTCCTCGGGCGCTTCGGGCACCACCGTGAAGGAAACGGCGTCGTCCCTCGTCACCGTCTCGACGGGCGAATCGTCGCTGCTGAAGGCGATGGTGTCGATGCCCTCCTTCTCCAGGGGGCGCATCAGGTCGGCCACCGCCTTGCGGGTGTCGAGATCCCGGTAGAGATCGACCACCTCTCGCGGAACATCGATGGCGTCGTCCCCGAGTTCGAGGCGCACATTGCCGTCTTCAAGGACAATCCACCGGCGCGGCTGGCGGCCGCGGAGCTTCTTCAGCAGCTTGAGCAGCCCGATGCCGCTGCCCCCGGCGAAGCCCAGGAAGGTGATGAGGTTCGCCGCCGCGGTGGCGTTGTCGCCAGTCAGCAGGCTCTTCATCTGCTCCAGCAGGCTCTGCACCACGTCGAGGTTGACATGGAAGCTGCCGGCTTCGAAGTCGCTCTTCACCAGGACGGTGACTTCGGTCTTCTTCTCGTTGAGGACCCGGTTTGCCTCTTCGCACAGCTTCCCGACAGCCAGCAGCGCCGGAGCGAGGTCGCGCACGTCCATGGAGCCATTTCGAATGGCCGGACCGTCGAACACGACCTTGAGGGTTGCTCTGCTCATTTCCTCAGCCACCAACACGCTTCCCTCTCCACCAACTCGCCCCATTGGAGAGTAAGCTTAGCAAAATTCGTCAAAGTTGGGAGTCCCGATAGGGACGCAACTTACAGCGGGCATCCCAGGGCGTCAAACACCCGAAAATACCAAATAGGTCCATTGGGGAAGCTACCAAGTGGGGGCATCCCGCATGGGTGGTGCGGGCCGTTCGTTCACCGGGAGCGGCCCGGTCCTGCGGGATAATCCCGCTGCTGGCCAAGCGCATTTGTGTAGTTACGTTTAATCTTGCCCCGGCTATTTTCTGGAGTTACATTAATCCCATGAAGATCGTCTACGACCCTCCGAAGCGCACGGCCAACCTGGACAAGCACGGGCTGGACTTCGCCGATCTGGAGGACGGGGCGTTCTTCGAAACCGCCTTGGTCATCCCGTCACGCGATGGCCGCTTCAAGGCCGTGGGTTGGCTGGGCGACGTGCTGGTGGTCGTCGTGGTGTTCAAGCCGTTGGGAACGGAGGCGCTCTCCGTCATCAGCATGCGCCCGGCAAGCATCAAGGAAAGGAAGCTCCTGACATGACCGAAGACCGGAAGCGGCTGACCGAGTTTCAGCCGGGGCGGGGATACAGCAAAGAGGACTGGGATGAGGTGTCCGACAACCCGCAACTGACCGAAGAGGAAATGCGGCAGGCCCGCCCCTTCGCCGAGGTGTTCCCGCAGCTGGCGGAGAGCCTGAAGCGCGGCCGGGGCCGTCCGCCAGCGGAGAAGCCCAAGCAGCAGGTGACGCTGCGCCTGGACGCCGATGTGATCGAGCGCTTCAAGGCTAGCGGGCCGGGCTGGCAATCCCGGATCAACGACGAGCTGCGCAAATCCGTGGGGCTTTGACGGACACTGCGGCCCTGGCGATGAACGCGCCGGCGACGCCCACCCCAACCGCGTGAGAGGAATCCCCATGGCGTCGGTCCGAAAGCGCACGCTGCCCAGCGGCGAAATCAGATGGCAGGTCGACTACCGCGATCAGGCCGGCAAGCGTCGGTCCCGCCAGTTCGCGACCAAGCGGGAGGCAGTCGAGTTCGAGACGAAGGCGCGGGCCGAGGTTGCCGCCGGCACCCACCTGCCCGCCTCCGACTCGATCACGGTCGCCGAGCTGGCGAAGCGCTACGTCAAGCACCTCACGGTTCGGCGCGACACCGGTCAGGCCATGGAGCGCGCGACCCTCGCCACCTACGAGAGCTGCATCCGCTGTCACATCACGGATCCGGAGGTCGGGATCGGCACGCTGAAGCTGGCGGCGCTGCGCACCGTCACGGTCGCCGAGTTCCGGGACCGGTTGCTGGAGGCCGGCCGGTCGATCGCCATGACGAAGCGGATCATCGCGACGCTGGGGTTCATGCTGGTCTTCGCCCGGGCGAACGACCTGATCTTCACCGATCCGACCGAAGGCGTCGCCGTGCGCCGGCCGGGCCGGTCCAGCGCCGCGATCTCGCACGAGGCGGCGCGGCAGCTGCGGACCAACGTCAAGAGGCTGCTGGATGCCGCGGACGATGACTTCCGCGCCTACCTGATCGTCGCCGCCCTCGCCGGCCTGCGGGCATCGGAACAGCGCGGTCTCCGCTGGGCGCATGTCGATCTGGATGCCGGCTTCATCCATGTCCGCGAGCGCGCCGACATCTACAACGAGATGGGCGATCCGAAGAGCAGCGCCGGCACCCGCGACATCCCGATCGGCCCGATGGTGGTCAACACGCTGAAGGCTTGGAAGCTGCGCTGCCCGCCGTCGGACATGGGTCTGGTGTTCCCGAATCGGAAGGGCGGCGTACGAGCCCAGACCGATATCCACCGGCTCTGGTTCCGGCCGCTGTGCGAGAAGCTCGGGATCGCGATGCGGTGGCACGACCTGCGGCACTTCGCCGTGTCGGCCTGGATCGACCAGGGCTTCAGCGTGAAGGCGGTGATGACCTTCGCCGGGCACAAGGACTACCGGATGACGATGGAGCGTTACGGGAAGCTGTTCCCCTCCGAGGATCACCACCGCGCGGTCGCCGACATGGAGCGTCGGCTGTTCGGCTAGCCGGCGCCGATGCAACACGGCTGCAACACGAAAAAGCTACAGCGTTGATTTTCTGGCGCTTTTCACGCCTGAAAATTGGAATGCCGTTCTGAGGATTGTCCGCCGAGTGATGGCGGGGATGGGGCGTGGGCGCTTCGCTCGTGCGCATCCCTGCCGGATGGGAAATTGCTGCCGCCCGGCGGGTTGTGCCGGGACGATGTTGCCAGGCACAGGAAAACCCTGCGGTCGGCGACCGGCTGGATTGTCGCTCATCGTCTCCGCCGCGGGCCGGCCAGCACATAGCGGCACGCGAGCCCCAGCAGCCAAGGCACGACGGCCATCAGCGCCACGGACAGGGCGTTCCACTTCTGCCCGCTCTTCAACTCGGTCGTCAGAAGCGCGGCGAAGATCAGGATCAGAACGGCGATCCCGCAGCCGGCCCAATAGAGAACATTGCCGAGGCGAGCGATCAT